ACTGAAGGCTTTTATTGCTTTCGCCCCATTCAAGAGGGCGCAATCATGACCCTACATGACATCAAAATGGCGCGGAAACTCACGCGCAACGCTCAAGATCTATGGGCTATTGCTTATAAACTCCCCGCTGGGGAGGGTCGTGAAGCACTCGAACGACGCGCTGCCGACTTCGACAAGGCTGCGACAATGTACAAGTGGCTCACATCGTCAGACTTGCGGGCGCCAGTCTGAAGAAAGCGGCGTTACGGATACTCCCGATCCACCGATTCCCGCACAACCCCCCGACCGTAGCGGCAGAGCGACGAGCCGGGATATCCTCATCGATCGTTTTGACCATCCTCGTGACGAAGTCGCCCCGGCTGACCACTTCTCAGCCCTGTTGCTCATAGAGATAGACCCAGACGCAGCCGTGGCCGGATTGGCCGGCGGTAAAAATGGGGCTGGGGTAACCCTGCCCGGAACCAAACTCAGCGCCAATGCATATACGAAAAGTCTGCAAACCCTACGGTTAGGACCCGTAAGCAGGAGGTTGTACCATGCGGCAGCGGCGGCGACGGAACATCACCGGTAGCAAATCTCTTAAAGAGCGTCTGGCGTCATTTACGAAGGCAATGCAGGACAAAGCTTCAAAGCTTCCTCCCGGCATGGAACGAGACATTCTCGTTGAGAAGCTGGAAAAAGCGGATCTCGCCTCGCAAATGGCCGAGTGGCTCAATTCATCAGATCTACAGCCACCGAAATAGACCGTTCGAACAATTCAGCCGCAGCGACGTTGCCTGCGCATGGATCATATCTTTATGATCGTTCTCTTCGCAGGCTTGCTGGCGCTGATCCCGCTTTTGCTCTGGCTGCTCTTGATGATCTAGGCGGCCATCGGAACGAGAGCGCAGGTCGCATGTTAAAGCGTCTGGCCACTCACGTGGCCTCCCGTAAACTCCGCCCCGGTCATCATCACCCTGATCTGCAAACTCGACCGTGGCACTTTCTTTCCTACGGATACTCCCGGTCCACTGACTCCCGCACAAAGCCCCGCCCATGGCGCAGGTCGGCGGTTTCTTTCTGCAAGCCGGCAATCATCTGGCTATGTGTCGCCTGCATCGTCTCGATCACTGCCAGCCGCTCCGACGTGTCGCGGAAGGACTTGAGCGCTTCTTCGACCGCCGATAGGCGCTGACTGAGCAGATCGATCCGGCCACCGATGCGCGTGAACGCTACTGCGAAGCCGACGAGCAGGACGAGCGCATTCAGGACGGCTCCTGACGTGATGGTCGGATCGAATGTCACTCTCCCTGCCCTCCAAGCCGCGTGCGCAAGTCATCGTAGAAAGTCACCGTGTCGCCGTGGCGCCGGCGACACTCGGCCAGCGCCTGGCGGTTGCGCGCCAGCTCGGTCAGCGCTGAGCGGCCGGCGCGCACGCCGGGATCTGCGCAGCCTGCGGCGAGGTCCGCCGGCAGCGGCGGCAGCATCGGGCTTTGCGGACTACCGGATGTCTTGCAGCCGGCGAGCGTCATCGCCATCAAGCACACACTCAGTAGCTGTCTCATAGGATTCGACTTTCGCTTGCAGATTACGAACCTCGGCTTCGCGCGCCTCGCTACGGCGGCGCGCGGCCTCAAGAACGTCGTTAGCGACAGACTGCTGCCGCTCGCGCTCGGCCGCGACGGCGTCCGCCACCTGCGCTCGACAGGCCTCAGCGCCTTTCACCCATGCGTCCTGATAAGCAAAGTAGCCCACCAGTACCGCCACGCCGGCGATAGCGACCCACGCATTCTTGAGCAGCCATGCGACCGCGCCGAGGATCAGCACCGAAAGCCCGATCGTCACCGCCAATTGCCAGTTGGAGAGGAGGAAAAGCGTCGTCGAGCCCATCAGGTTGCCCAGCCCATGCGCTTGGCGACGTAATACCAGCCCTCACCCGCAAGCGCGCACAGCGCCGCGCCGGCGTAGCTGATGGCTGCAACCAGTTCGGGGTCATCGAACATGCCGCTATCACCTTGAGCGAGCCAGCCGCGGGCCGCGAGGTAGCCGCCGAGATATCGGAGGCCAATGCGAATGAATGGCGCCATCTCATATCCTCCTAAAGCGACAAACCATCATCCCTTGAGCGCCGCCCACGTCTGCGGCCCGACGATGCCGTCGATGACCAGCTTGTGGCCGGCTTGAACCAGCCTCACCGCTGCCTCGGTGTTCGGCCCGAATATGCCGTCGACACCGAGGTTGAGTAGGCGCTGCAGCTCCCGCACGTCGTCGCCGCGCGCGCCGCGCCGGAGCATCGGCGGCGGCGGGACGTAGCTGTCCGGCTTCGCGGCCTCGCCCATGTCGAACGCCCATGGATCAGCTGCGTCGTAGTAGCGCTTCTCCGATCGCACGGAGACATGCACATGATGATCGTGCGGATTGGCGCCGGTGTACTTTCGCCAGACCCACGGCTGCGGCCCGTCAGGGCCGGCGAAGATGCGACGGTTCGAGATCACGTACTTGATGCGCGGGTCGCGCGCAGTGCGCAGGGCTTCGGCGAGCGCGTAGCTATCGCAGCCGCTCTTCGGATCGTGCGTGATGTCAATCGCCGAGACGACGCCGAGACCGCCATCCATGATCCACGGGTTGTGATCCGACGCGCGCGAGGCGTGAGCGGCATCGCCGATCGAGCCGTCGCTATCTTTGCTTCTGGAGAGGAATCGGTCGTTGACTTGCGCGCGCAACTTATCGAGCGCGCTGGCGAGGCGCCACCGCATGATCAGTTCTCCGATTTTCGAGCGATGGAGCGCCTGTACGACGCTTAGGTCTTAGAGATCCGACGGCGACGCCGTATCCACCGCGGTTACGACAGAGAATCCTTGTAGCCGGACCAATCGACGGCATCGTCGCCGCCGCCAGATGACTTCTTGCCGCTCTTGCTGGTACCGCCGAGCTTCGCCTCAATAGACGTCGTATAGCCGGACTTCGACAGCTTGTGCGTGGCCGTCTCGATCACGAACTCGATACCGTCGATCTGCGGCCGCACGCCGTCGTAAATCAGCGGTGCAGCCGCTCGGATTGTCGGATCTCCGAATAGATCGACAGACGTGGAAAGCGTCGAGTTCTTTAAGTCTCGCGCCTTCGTCTTGGCCGCCTTCTTTGCTTCGTCCTCATCAACATAGGGGTCAGCGAGCTCGAATTCGGCTTCGCCGTTCTCGTCGCTATCCTCTTCAACGTCGATGCGCTCGGCCTTGGTGCGATCCTGCACATGAGCCTTAACCTTCGCGAAGCTGTTGCGATGAGCGAACGTGATCCGGCAAGTCCCGGCTACGATGTCGAATGGCGTTGCAACCACTGGCGTCAGCGCAGCGCCGCTCGCTGATTTGCCAGCGCCGCGAGGCGCGAAGATCAGCATGCCATTCTTGATGGCGAAGGTCGCATCGTGTCGTCGCGCCAGGCGCTCGACGACATGAAGATCGCTCTCATCCTCCTGGCCGAACCACTTGTACTTGTAGGTGCCGACGCTGCCGTCGACCTTCGCTTGCAGGCCGTGCTCGCCAGCAATCTCGCTCACGATGTCCTTAACCGACTTGTCATCCCAATGGCGCGCGCGATGCTGTTTCAGCTTCTCGCGCATGTCGGTGCCCTTGCCATTTATCACCAGCTTGTAGGGCAGGCAGTGAACCTCCGGATCCTCGCAGACGAACTTACCGAAGTAGGCGAGCCCGGTTTCCTCATAGCCAAGCCACGCTTCGATGATGTCGCCCTTGCTCGGGATTTCAGCAAAGGGGTTGCCATCGTTCAACTCGCAGCTAATGGTGTCACTGGTGACCCCCTCCTTGTCGACGATCGTCACGGAAATTAGTCGATCGTTGAATATTGAGGCGACCGGGCGGCCGTTAACGTGGATTTCCGCGCGAGGGGTTTTCATGGGAGGCGTCTATGGGTGCGGTTGTTCAGAGACATATCCGGAAGCGTGGCTTTTTCGGAAAGCTGTTCAAGATTTTATTCATTATCTTCAATATCTTGATGCTCGCTTGGGTGGTTAGCTACTGGGCCACGGTAGGCCAGCACGTTGGTGCGGCTGGCAGCGAGGCTGCCAAGGCCGGCGCAGCCATTGGTGCAACGCTTGGGACCGGCATGCTGTTGTTTTTTTGGGTGGCCGGCGCAGTCATCCTGGGCTTGATCACGATGCTCACGCGCGGCGAAACTATCGTCATGACGGAGGAGCAGAAATGAGGGTGCTCCTGATTGCTCTTGCACTCTGCGCGATGGGCGCCCCAGCCGATGCGCAGGATGTGCCTCGGTTCGACGTCGAAAAGCACTGCAAGGAGGTCGCGAGCTTCGGAGGCTCATATTCGGCCAGCATGGACAAGAGCTGCTTTGACATGGAGCAGGCAGCCTATGACAAGGTGAAGGCAGGCTGGCCAGACGAGACCGCTAGCGCGCGGCGGCCCTGCACCGAGATCGCCTCCTTCGGAGGAGCCGGCAGTTACTCGATGCTCGAGTCCTGCTTGACGATGGAATCCAAAGCAGCCTCCGACCGGAAGCGGCGGAAGTTCAAGTACTAATCCCACAGGCTCACGATCTTCCGCTCCGCTGGAGCGCGCGGGAGATCGGGCATTACGATCTTCGTGTCGATCGGCAGCGGGATCTCCAGCGCCGCAAGACCGGGGTTCGCCTCAAGCACGCTCTCTACGTATCCGCTCTCGTCGCCGTAGAAGCGCGTGCAGATTGCGTCGATCATCTCGCCCTGCCGCGTCGTGTAAACCGTCGCCATCTGCATCACCCGAACAGTGCCTGGACGATTGACATCGGCGCGAAGTCGCCGCCGATGTAGCGTCGCAGGTCGATGCTGTACCGGTCGCGCCGCGGCTGACCGCTGGCGTCATGGTAAGATTGATCTTCGCTGACACGCTCGACGATGTACATGCCGAAAACATTTCCACCGAGCGTGACCAACGGCAACACAGCGCCGCTCAGCGCCGCCGATCGAAGCCCTTCGAGGCTCGACAGGCCACCGAACTCATGCGGAAACACGACGCCAGAGATCGACACCCCATCGCCCTCGCCGCCCGTCCACTGCAGGCGGTTGAGGCTCCCGACGGTCTCGATTTCCGCCCATCGTGTCGAAAGTTCGCGCCCGAGCCCATAGAAGCCGAAGCGCAGCGCGTGAAACGCGAACGGGCCGAGCGCCATAGGTGTCGCCATCAGTAAGCCCCGTCGGAGTGAGCGCCGCGCGACAGTGCGTTGAGCTTGTCGGACAGCACGCGCTCAACAGCCTGCGCGATATCTTCCGGCGACTGGCCGGGAGCGGCGTTGACGGTGATACCGCCGACATCGACGTGCATCGTAGTCCCGCCCGCGCCACCATGCGCCGCCGCCGGCGCAGCCGCGAGCGTCGAGGCAAGCGCCGCGGCGCGCAGCATCCGAGCCGTCGCGGACGCGCTTTGGATTGCGCCGGACACGGCCGGCGTGAATAGCTCCGTCCCACGCTCCCCGACCAGGTAGCTGGCGCCGGCACGCACCGGGCCGCCGGCGGCGCGCGCGCCAGCAACCGCTGGCGACGCTCCGCCACTGACCACCGGCGTTTTGAGCCAGCTACCGACGCCACCGAGAGCGCCAGTTATTTTGCTAGGGATGCTGGTCAGCCACCCGAAGAGAGACTTGATCTTGTCGATCACAGCGGTGATGGCGCCGCCGAGCGACTGCCCGATCGTCACGCCGAGCGAACGCCAACTCTCTTTCGACGCATCAAGCGGTCCGGTGATCGAGGTGAACTTGTCGAACAGCCAGGTAACGCCGTCGATCACCGGCTGGATGGCCGGCATCACCGGAGCAACGCCACCGGTCAGCCCCTCCCAAATTCCGGCGAACATCTCCTTGATGCCGGACCAGTTGTTGTAGATCCATGTGCCAGCAGCAGCGATGCCGACCAGCACCGCACCGATGCCGGTGCCGATCACCGCAAATTTCAACAGCCGCAATGCGGCCGTGACCATGCGGATCGGATTGAGCAGCCCAAGCATTGAGGTGGCCGCCATCTTGAGCGCGCCGCCGTGACCGAGAATGGCGGCCGTCGCGAGGTAGCCGACGGTTGCGGTGCGCAGCGCGCGGAAGGCGGCCGCCAGAGGCCAGGCCGCAATCGCCGCGACCTTCATCGCACCCTGTAGACCGAGAAGCGCTCCCTTCGCCACGATGAGCGCGCCGCCCCACATCCAGAGAAGACCGTACCGGGCAGCAAAGCCGGCGGCCCGAAGACCGAGCAACCCGGCTGCCGTCAACGTCACCGCGCGGGTTAATCCGGGATATTGCTCCGCCAACTTCGCGAACCGCAACGCGAGGGGCCCGAGTGTTTCGAGCGCCTGGTTCAGCGGCGGAAGAAGGCTACTCCCGATGACGAGAGCCACCTCTCGGAGACGGCTCCTAAATCTCTGAAGGGCATACTCGGTCGTCTTGGCGCGGTTTTCGAACTCCCTACCGACGCTCCCCGCATATGCTTGTCGGTCGGCTACGAGCTTCAGCGCGTCCTCAAGGATCTCCACCTTGCCGAGAAGCGGCGCAATCGCGCGGGCCTCGTCACCGAACAGGTCGGACATCACCGACGAGCGCAAATGCGCAGGAAGATGCTGGATGCGCTTCATCACATCGACGATCGTCTGCGTGCCATCCTTCTGCATCTGCTTGGCGACTTTGACCGAGCTAAGCCCAAGCGCCGTGAAGGCACGCTGCATCGCTTTTGGCGCACTCGCGCCCTTCGTCAGAGCCCGTCCCATTGCCCGAAACGAGGTTGCCGCGACGTTACTTTCCGCACCGGCGCCAATCATCGCGGCGCCGAACGCAAGCGTCTGCTCTTTCGCTATGCCGTAAAACTCGCCCTGCGCCGCTACGCGGCGTGCGAAATCAACGAGGTCCGGCGCCGACGACGCTGTATTGTCGGAGAGGTGGTTGATGGCGTCGGCGAACAGCGCAACGTCTTGATTGCTGAGCTTCAGCGCAGAGCGGAGCTTGGCGAGGCTTTCGCCAGCCTCCGCGCCCGTCACTTCCCACGCCACCGCAGCCTTAGCGGTCAGTCGGGTAAAATCCAGCAGTTCGGTCTCTGGCACCCCGCTTTGCGCAGCCGCCGCGGCGAGTGCGGTCAACTCGGTGACAGCGAGAGGTATTTCGCTCACCGCGAGCTGTCGTAGATCTCGCTCGAACTGTTTCAGGCCGGCAGCGTCAAAGTTGGTGACTTTGTTGACATCGGCCATCGCGCTTTCAAGCTCGACAGCCGCCTTCGTTGGCGCGGTGATTGCCTTGCCGAGCGCGTAGAGCATTCCCACCGCGCCGATCATCTGCGTCTGCGCGTTCGCCAGCGCAGCCGCGTTACGGCCCTGCGCGGCCGACAGACGGGTGATCGCGCCGGCGATGGCGCGCGAAGGCGCCGTCGCCCGATCGATCAGCTCGACGATCAGCTTCGAGGTAAGGGTCGCCATTGCTCGTCCTGATTAGCGGTCGCAACCGACCTGTTTTTTGAGAGCGTCAACTTGACTGCGAGATCGGCAAACGTTCTCGCAGGGGATGCCGTCGCCATCATTGTCGGCGCGGCTGTAGCCGCCGCACCAGAGGATCACCGCGTCACGGCAGGTCCGGGCCGACTTGCAACTCGTCGCCGACGTTGTTGCGTCGGTGTCGCTGTCGCTCTTGGCCCCGCCGGCCGCCAGCATCATCGGCGCGAACGTCTGCACGTTGCCGGCGCCGCCGTGTCGCCATACCGATGGCTCTTCAAACCGGCCGGCCCACAACCCGCGCCTGGCCGCCTTCGCCTCGGCTTCGACCTCGGCATAGCGGCCGTCCGAATAACGCTTGTACTCGACGGCCCAGCCTCGCAGCACCAGCTCGCGACCGATGTCCACCTCGCCGGCGAAACATTCAGCGACGATCCTGCGATAGCGATCCCGGTCGGTTTCGACGCAGCGGACGCGGCCATTGCGGCCGATGATCTCGGCCAACGCATCGGCAGCGCGGGAGCCGCACAGATACCGCTTGCCGGCCGCGTCGTAGCAGGGCTGCGAGCTTTCCGGCGCATCAATGGAGGCGAGTCGTATGCGCGTCTCGAAGCCCTCAATGGCGATTGTATCGCCGTCGATGATCTCCGCGCGGCCCTCGACCACGGCCGGCGCAGCAAGCGCCGGCGCCGAAACCACGAGAAGCGCGAGCGAAACCATTACCGATTTGAGCATGTCAGCCTCCCAGCCTTTTCTTGCAGGAAGGCTCCTGTAGGGGTTGACTGTCAACCCTTGCTCGCCACGATCTCGCGCAGGAGCTTATCCGCCTGCTCCGCTACGGTCCGCTGGCTTTCGGGGAGGTTGGGCTTTCGCCTCGACGGCTTGCCGCTTTCCGCTCGCAGGATCTCGTCCACAGCCTTCGCATAAGCATCGAAGCGGTCCCACTCCATGTCCTCGATCTCGCTGATCGGCGTATGGAGGTGGCGTGCCAGGATGGCGACGGCGGCTATTGCGCTGCCGCCTTCGCTTTCTCCTTGGCCGCGTCCGCCGCGGCCGCCAGAGACTTTCCCATCAGCGGCGCGGCGACCTCGTTCAGCCGAGCGAGGTCATCGATCTCCAGCTCCTCGATGACCCCGATCGGGACGTTGGCCATCGAGGCGAGGATCGCAAAACCCTTGCGGGTCTCGCCCTGCACGAGATCACCGGCGACCAGATCCTTCGCCTTCAGCTTGCGCAGGCCCAGGACCGCATAGGTCTTCTCGTTGTAGACGATCGGTTCGCTTAGCGTGAACGCTGCTGTCTTTTGATCGGACATCGTATCGACCCTCCGTTACGCCAGCAGCGCGGCGCGAATGCCGCCGGTCTGCGAGACACCACCGACCGACACCTCGAACGGCGTCATCTCGATCAGCACGCGGCCATCAACCTCCAGCTTGTAGTAGCGCAGCGTGATCGAGTATTCGTTCTCGGCCTGCTCGCCGGGCTGCCATGAGCCGTGATCGTTCTTGGTGAGGCGGCCGCGAATATAGGCGGTGGCGTTGACCACGGTGCCATCCTCGTGCGCCAGCGCGCCGGTCACCATGAACTCGCGCTCCTGGCCGACTGCGAGACCGAAAAGCTGGATCACCTGCGGATCGAAGCCGGTCATCTTGAAGCTGGCCTCGATCTTCTCATAGCCGAGCGGAATGTCGATCGGCATCACCATGCCGGCGTTGCGCAGCTCCTCCAGCTTCTCGGTCGGCACCGGCAGCGTGATCTCGCTGGCCTGACCAATCTTGGAGATGCGATCGGCGAAGATGGTGCAGTTGCGCAAAATATAGCGCGGCATATCGGATTGCGACGGCATGTCGGCAGCCTTTCAGATTGTGAAGAAGGAAAGGGCGAGGCGCGCGGCTTACGCCGCCAGCGCGCCGTCGTTGATCTGCTGCGCCACCTGATTGAGCAGCAGCGTGTAGGACGCAATGTTGCGGTGCGCGGTGATGCGGATGTCGACCATCGGCGCCGGCGGCTCGAACTTGACGCCGAGCTTGACGATGCCCTGCGCCATTTCCACGTCGGTGTTGCTGTCGAGCAACCACACGTCATGGCCCGGCAGGATGGCGCCCTCCAGCTCCATGGTGCGCAGGAAGGCGCGGCCAGCCTCGACTAGGAATTTGAGGTTAGCCCTGATGAACGGCCGATCGACGAACTCAAGATACGCGACCTCGAGCGCTTCGTTGATCGCATCCGCCGTCCGCCGCACCGAGACGAACTGCCAGAGCAGGTCGGTGTCGCAGGTCCACACCCCCCACAGCCGGTATCCGGTGTTGTCGATGTTCACGATGGTGTTGACGCGATGCTCGTTGAGGTAGTTGGCCTGCGGGCCATACTCGATCGGCCGGTTGACGCCGGTGATGCCGGCCACCCCGACGTTCGAGCCCGCCCACCAGAAGCCTTGCTCCAGATCCATTCGCGCCTGGCGCGCCGCCCATATCGGCGACGACGGCTGCGGTACATGCAGCGCGCTCGCGGTGTCGAACTTGAGCACCTTGGGATCGCAGATGAAGATGCGGCCGGAGTTGATCAGCCCGCGATACTGCACCGCCGCCTGATCGGTGGTGTCCGGCCCATCGACATAGGCGACGGCCTTGAGCGTCTCGGCGACGCCCATCAGTTCGGCCACCACGGGGTTGATGACGCTTCCCTTGTTGGCGGTCGCCGTCGCGCCGGTGCCGCCGGTGCCAGCGATCGTCACTGTCAGCGTGCCGGTGTAGCCATAGCCAGGCTTGGTGACGACGATCGAGGTGACGATGCCGCCCTCCACAATGGCCTTTGCCTCGGCGCCGGCGCCGCCAGTGCCAGTGATCGGCACCGTGGTGCCCTCGGTCGGATAGCCGGTGCCGCCCTCGGTCACGTTGATCGAGGCGACGCCATCGGCCGGCGAGGTCTGCGTGTAGCCCGGTGCCAGCAACAGCTTCGGCTTGTATAAACCGTCCGGCTCGGCACGCCGGAAGGCGTGCACGCCGGTGAAGCTCACCTGGCTGCCGACCAAGTTGGCCCAGGTCTCCGCCGCCGTGGAGCCCTCCTCGACGCGGACGAGAATGATCGGGCAACCGCCCTGATCGAAGATCGAGTCGATCGCCTCCATCAACGTGCCGTTGGCACCGAGGCCCTCGGCATCGCTCGGCCGCAGGATCTGCACCGGCTTGTTGAGCGGAAACTTCGTCTCATCCGCATCAGGCGCGGTCCCGATCAGGCCGATGACGGCGGTCTGCGCGGTGCGCACCAGCACCGGCGTTTCGGCGGACTCGAATACGCGCGTGCCATGATGAAAGGACACAGAAGCCATCGTGGCTCTCCTTTTGAGGTTAGGACCAAAAATGAGTGTTAAAACCGGCTAACTCGCCGGTTGGGTGTCACCGATTAGCGATCCGGCTTAGCTGGCGGCTGGGCTACGACGACCAAACGCGTTGTTAGCGGCCAGCTCACCGATCCGGCGTGACACATTGATCGAGAGAGCATCGATAGGTCGAAACAGCACCGCAGCGCCGAATGACAGCAATACAGTCAGTGTTTGCAACGCGAAGTTGGCAGCAAGGCTACCACCGAAGTGCACTATGAGCGGCGCGCCAAGAACCATCATAACTGCTCCGTGAAGCAGGTAGAGCGGAAACGATATGGCTCCCAGCCACCGCGAAAGATCGTTCGACAAGAACGATCTGAGCGGCAGCCAATACACCGCGCCAATCGTCAACAACGCTGCGGAGGCAGCCACCAGCGACGGATCTTCATTCCAGAAGAGCGGGATGCCGGCGCCAAACAGAAGAAGCACGATGGCAAGTTGCGGTGGGATCACCCGCCCCGCTGCGAAAAAATCGGCCAGCAGCATGCCAACAATGAACAGGGCGTACCAGTGACCTCCAATCACGTAGACCGCCACCGCCGCCGCCGCCAGGGCGGCGGTGCGGTGGCGAGAGTCGCGCAGGCAGTAGAGCAACGAAAAGACGATTATCGATCCGAATAGTTCAACGTGCATCGACCAGAGCGGCCCGATGTAAGTGAGGTGGTGGATGTAGTTGAAGAATACGTCAAACAGCGAAAACTTGAGCAGATAGCCGATTGTCGGATCGACAAACTGCGCGATCGAAGCAAACAACTCATGTCGGTCGTCTTGCGGCGGTACCAGCCCCGCGACCATCGCGACGTGGACGATTACACAGGCGCAAAACACCGGTATCGCGAGCCGAAAGTATCGACCTGCGACCAGCCGCAAGAGCAACCGGTTGCCACCGCCATTGAAGTAGCCGATCGATAGGCTGAAGCCGGAAACAGCAAAGAAAATGCAGACCGCCAGCGGCCCGAAAAACGGGACGGTGCGAACGAGATAGACGTTCGCAAACTCGGTCGCGCCAGGCCCGCTGCAATAGACGTGATAGAGCACGACGAAAACCGCGCCCCACCCTCTCAATCCGTCGAGAAACGCTAACCGCTTCAACCCACTATGCCCCAGCCGCACCGCGGCGGTGACTATAAAGGCTGCTCGGCGATGGCGCTAGGCCAGCCTGCGCTGTCAACCTCCTGTTTGGTGGTGATGTCGCCGGCGTCAATATCAGCTTTTACGACCGCATAGGTCACGAAGCAGGCATTGACGTGTGCTTGAACCGCGTCACTTATCGCAATCACGATCGCAGCATCGACAGGATGCACACTGCCGTCCGCACCGACCCACTGCGTGGTCCAATCGGGATCAGCATTGGCCGCGATGCGCGCACCGATGATCATCTGCTTTGAACGATCGTCCGTTGCGATCGGCATGCCGCCGACCACGATGCCACCGGTCTCAACGCGCCACCGCTTGTCGGCCGCGTAGCGGGCAAGCCGAGCGCGAGAAACGGCCGGTTCGAGCGCAGCACGCCAGCTCGGGTCAGCGATGATCGAGGACACCTGACCGCTGATGTCCGGATCAGCGACAATCAACTTGCTGCCAGTGTACGATGCGCCTGCACCGAAGCCGCCGAGGTAGGCCGCCAGCAAGTCGACCTCATCAACAGTTAAAGCAAAGGTTGTCATCACGCACCTCCCAAACGCATCGCTGACAATGCGTAATCGAGAAACTGGACCGGCCCACCAGTTGTCTGGATCAACTGAAACTTGACGACGTCACCGACTGCCAACACCGCGCCGACTGACGCAGATGCATTCATGACAGCGTTGAGGCTCGTCTGGCCGCCGGACCAGGCAAACGCCACGTCATTGATTGTGATTCTGACCGCAAACCCGGACGTGCCGAGTCCGCCCCGCATCCCGGTCAGCGTCAGCAGCCAGCTGCCTTCATCGCCTTCGCCTACCGTGATGACGCCGGCGGCAAAGGTCGAGGCGCCGCGGAAGTGTGTCGAGACCACGCCGTACCCCGAAAGGTTTGTCCAGATTTCGCTGGGGACAGTCGTTGAGCCCGACCGCGCAGCCATATAACTCGGCACCTGCTTGGTGAGCTGTGCCGGAGTGATGAAGACATTGTTGACGACGCCATCATCGACCTGTTGCTGCGTCGCTTTGAGCGGCTCGTAGACACCGGCAACCCGGCGATAAACTTCACCGTTTGGCAACCCGATGCCATGGCCGTCGCGCGGCGCCAGCAGCGCCCAGCCCGCAATGGTGTACTCGGCGACCTTGCCGGCATGGCCGACCCACGTCCCGGTCGGCGCCGCGCCGATCACATAGATATCGCCCGGCACCGGCGCCGCCGGCGGATCGTTGCGGCCCAGCTCCATGACCGCAACCCACGGCAGTTGCGTCAGCCGCTGCAGCGCGACCTGCATCGACGGATCGACCTTGATGACGACCGTTGCGATGTTGCTGAAGGCGACCTCGATCCGCACGGTGCCCTCGACCGTCTGGCCGCTGGCCGGCACCGGCTTGCTGATCGGTGGATCGTAGTGCGCGATGGCGATCAGGTCGCCTTCGCTGTCGTAGAGGCCAGCTTCGCGGATTGTGTAAGGGCCATCGCCGGCCGCGAGATAAGCATCGAAGTATGCGACGTTCTCGGCGCCGGTCACGGTGCCGTGGCCGGAGATCGTCCTGCGCGCGACCTCGTTATAGAGCGCGGTCTCGCCACCCGATGGCACCGTGGCGCCATCACCGATCGCAATGTGCGTGATCTCAATGGTGCTCCCGTTGGCAAGCGCCGCCGCCTCCTTGGCGCGGCCCGCGTTGGTCAAGAGTGCGAATGAGGTTTGAGCCATGGTCAGGCAGCCTTGTGGTGCGCAGTGGCGGACATGATGGTGACGGCGGTGGCGGCGACGACGCAGGTCGCGCGCAGTACCGGCGTGTCGAACAGGTACGGATGCACGGTGCCAACCAGCGCGGTGCGCGGCACCGCCGCGACATAGACTGACCCGCGCGCGCGCAGAACGGCGCGCGTGGTGAAGACACGGCTTTTCGGCTTGGCGGCGGTCACCGCCTGGATCGCGTAGCCTTGCGTCGCGAAGTCGAATATAGGGCCGCCGTCGCGGTAGACAATCTCGATGCGGAACGTGCCGCGACGCGAGCCGTCTTGCCACCACTCGACCACGCGTGTCTCGAGGTCGAAGGCGGCCAGCGCGCGGCGCACCGCGCCGATGGTGCCTTTGAGGCGATGGACGATCGGCGAGGCGGCAATGACGGCGCGCTTCTGCGCCTCCGGCCAGGTATCCGACCAGACGTCGACCGAGACACCTTGAGCGAGCCATGGCAACAGCGCGGCCGGACACGTCGCCGGATTCCAGATGGTGACGATCACGGTCGGATCGACGATCGCGAAGCGCGCCAGCTCGGCCGCCAGCACCGCACGCTCCATGCTCGTCGCGTTCGGCGGCAGGATACGGTCGGCGATCGGCGCCACCGCGGCGATGACCTCAGTTGGCGTCAATCCCAGCTCCCCGGTGTCTGCACAGTGTTGACGGTGATGGTGCCGACCTGCGCGGCGCCCTTCGGCCCCGGCTCGATATCCGCGACCGGCGAAACCACCTCGACCGTCACCTTGTTGTCGATCGCCGCACGGCCGCCGATGACCTCGCGCTGGATCGCAAGTCCGATCCGGCGTCGGTCGGCGGCGTAGGCTTCAAGCCGCTGCTTGGCGCGTGCGGCCATAGCCGAGACGTCAGCACCCGGCGCGTAGTAGAGCGTCACCTCGATGTCGTAGGCGGTCACCTCGGCCGCCTCGATCCGGACGTTGTCGCCGAGCGGTCGCACGTCCTCGGCGGTGCAGGCCCGAAAGACGCGGTCGAGCAGCGGCTGGTCGGCGGCTCCATAGGTCAGCGTCGGCAGCACCGCAATCAGGATTTCCGGTGCAAGCACCGGATTGCCGTCGGCGCGAGCGGCGAAAGGCGCGCCGATCAGGCCGATTGAATATGCGTCGGCATGCAGCACCGGGTCGCTGTAGGTCGCCTCATCCTCTTCGCTGTACGCTACGGCGTCAGCGATATCTCGCGCTCCGTCGAGTTCAAGCGCGTGAAAAACATAGGCGCCTTCCGGCCCCGCCGTGGAAAACGCCTCAAAGGCCAGCTTGATGCGCGCCCGAAAGACGCTGTCCGGCTCGATCCACGCGCCGCGCCCGTCGTCCCATTCGGCGTCGGCCGCCGGCGGATCGTCCTCGGCGTTGTCGTAGATCAGCCGGCCGATGCCAGCATAGGTGGCGCCGATGTGGTCAAGATCGCCACCTATCGCGGTTGCCAGCGACAAGCCACGGATCGCCTCATTGACGCGCTGGCGCCACAGCGTCTCCTGAAAGCCACCGCCCTCCGAGAATGAAATCACCAGCGGGTCGGTCTCAAGCGCGGTGACATCGTAAGCGATGCCGTAGCGCGCCAGCGCGGCAACCAGGTATTCGTCGCGGCCAGACTTGATTGTCTCAAAATCAACCGGCACGACCTGCGGCACATCGCCAAGGTCGGCGAGGTCGGGCGCAACAAAGCGGCTCATGCGGTTCCTCGGATCGGAATGATGACGCGGCGGTCGCCGGCCGGCGTGAAGTCGCCGAGATGACCGCGCGGAAAATAGGTGCCATTGAACTCGAGTGAAATTGCGCCGTCAGCGCCGGCGGCGATCAGCTTGCAGCCGGTCAGCGAATAGCGCGGCTCCCACCGCGCAATGGCAACGGCGGCGGCTGCATAGATCGCGAGGATGACGCGCGCCGTCATCGGCCGGTCGATCAGGTCGAAGATCTCAGAGCCGAACTCGCGACGCATGACGCGCGAGCCAATCGGCGTCGTCAGGATGACGCCAATCGACTGCCGCACATGATCAAAGTCGCGCAGCAGCGCGCCCGTCTCGCGATTGAAGCCGGTCGACGACATCAGCCGGCTTTCTTCGCGTCCCGCTTATCGTCAGCCTTGTCGGCGGGCTTGGCAGCCGGCGCCGCCGCCGGCGAGGCAAGCTGGTCGCCGTAGGGCGGCAGGAACGGCTTGGCAATACGGTCGGGCATTTCGACCGGTGCAGTCTTCGCGTCGTACCAAGTGCCGCCGTAAAAGCCGGACGTCTTGACGATGACCTTCATTGTCGTCTCCTGTTCAATTCGGATCGGGGTCGCCGCCAATCTCTGGCGGATGCGACACGAGGATCGCGCCATCGGCGACGACAACCCATGTGTCCTTCTTCCGGATCTTCGCGACTTCGTCCGATGCGACGAAGCGCGACTCCTTGAACTTCGCGCGCACGAACGTATCGGTCATCTCGATGCGCGCCTCGCCCCGCACGATCACCAGCTCGGGACCATTGTGTGGCCGAGGGTTTTTGTCGGACGGCGTCGACATGTCGATCACCGCATCGGTCAGCTCGCCGTTTTCGGAGATCACGTCGACCTGTTCGCCGACCGTCGGCGGAATGTGTGTCTTGATGCCGCCCGCCGCGATCTCCTGCCACGGCATCCATGGCGTGATGTACGGCTTCGGTTTGTCCGATAGCTTGACCCGTGCCAGGCCCTTCTGATGGTCGACCTCCGTCACCGTGCCGGTGCGCCGGCGGTTGCGCCCGCGGCGCTCAAGATCGGCC